CGATTTCCATATTTAGTGAAAACGCGCACTTTGAGGCGGCCCAAATTAGGATTTGACTCTGAAATTCTTTCGATGGGAGAAGAGACTACAACGCTATCAAAATAAATAGGTATCTGTCTATCCATAGTCATTCTCCTTATCCTGCGGCCGCAATGTTGGCCTGAGTTTTTTCGGATTTTTCTTCATCGGGAAGTTCGGGACGACCTCCCTTATTATTTATGTCTTTGTTCTGCGAAGAACTTGAACTATTTTGTGACGAATTTCCATTTTTTCCTTCGGCAGCAACGTCAGTTCCAGAAGTAGTAAATGATGACTGTAATGGTATCATCTTTTCTGACATCTTTAAGAAGTCGTTTTCAAAATTCATAATGGCAAGCTGATCCATTTGCTTAATTCCCATAGATACACCCGCAAGCATTTTAGAGTAACCATACTGGGCTCCGCTGAAATATATACCCTGTAAATCCTTACGATTAAAAACGGTGGTAGGAAGTATCTCAAAATCAAATGTTAAACCAGTTCGCGCAAATTTTTCATTAATATGAAAACGAATCCAAGTTTCATACATATTAAGAAAACTCTGCATTAGTGCTTCATCTTTCTTAATAGCATAAGCTAGTGTAGAACTGCCATCGGCATTGAAAATTATAGAACTACGGCCTAATGCGTCGTAGGCGTTTTTCTTATACTTCTCTATGCGGTCGGCAGATTGTGTTGCGGCGGTAGTTTCTTGTAAACTTTCTAAATCAGTTTCACCAAATGTGGTAAGTACATCAACTGTGTCTATATCACTTAACATTGCGGCCACAGATGAGTGAATGTCAGCCACTTCATCCAACTGGAAAACTAGTTCACCATCAGATGTTATTGGCATCCTTTCAATAAGTAGTTTATAAAGTTCATTTTCATCACGTTTTTCTTCTCGTTTTACAGCATCCTTTAATTGTTTTAAATCTGGAATACTAGCAATTAAAGGTGGCGTGCAATCCCCAGAAAAACAAAAACATAATCCGCCAGCACCAGCGGGTATTTCTACCCAAGGGTCTAGTTTTCTATTGCTGCCTTCCCATTGCCAAAAGGCAGTTTGAACCTCTTCTGGAAAGGTTTCCACCATTTCAGCTTTTAATTCGGCACTTAGGAATTTATCAAAATAATGTAAATTAAATTCAAGGATGTTTAAATTATTCATATCCTTAAATCTAGTGCGGCAATATTCTAATGGTAATTCATGTATTACGGCCTTTTCTCCTTGTTGCCGCAAAATACCATTATAGACACCGGTTTTTAGCCATTCAGTAGTAATACGCATTAAAGCATTTGGTAAATCTAAATTATCTACAAATCTGCAAGCACTATAAAATGCTTTTAAAATTTGAGCTTTTGAGCCTTTACCTTCTTCAAATACTGGTATTACCATTGTATCATAAAGAAATAAACGCGCAAGAAAATCAATGTTATTACGGTATTCGCCATTAGTGCGATAATAATAACGGGAAAGTTCTCTTAATGCTTCTAAATCGCCTTCGCAAATTATACGCTCAATTTCTTCAAGTGTAAAATCTTCATAGCGAACCGGATCACTTGTTCGGTAGCCCCAGCGTGAATATGCTCTTTCACCGATTGGGAGTCTAGGGCCACGATTTTTTATTGCCACTTTAAAATTAGTAAAATCATATCTTTCTCTATCTTTTGCACTCACACTATTCACCCCCTATGTCTAGGACTGAAAAAGGCATATTGCCCAAAATTTCTTTTCTTTGCTTTTCGTGCCTCTTTATCTTCATAATATTTAACCCTATAAAGACAATATTCAAGAGCAGAAAAACGGTCTTTTGGGGTGGAAGCTGAAATGCGTTCTACCTTAAATTGGTTTTGAACGCCAGTAGGCTTTAACTTCAAATTATTCAATTCATCCATAAGGCGAGAAGTCATTTCATAAGGTAGCAAATAAACTCTGCGGTCATATAATGACATCTTTTTGCCGCGAATCGTTTTTAATAATTTATCTTTTACAATTCTTTCGCTGGCAAGAAAGGACACGGAACCATTATTGATTTGCGCGAAAAAATTAGAGTGGATAAGGTCATCATTTGATGAGCCGGCCTTAATATCATATATTATGGCATTTAACTCTGGCATCGGCTCATCCATTTCTTTTTTCTTATCTGGCGGTAAATGGTTTTCATCATTGAAAGTAAAATAGGCTGGAAATTTTTCTCCGGTATCTTTATTAAATGATGGAAGAACCATAGCATCAAGTAATCCAATGCCTGGGCCATTACCGTCAATGACTATCTCTCGTGGATTATATAATTGTATTAGTTTCTTCAAACGTGGCGCTTGTTCAGTAATGTAATTGGCGCCATGAATAACTTCTGTATAGACAATATTCTTTTTAAAACCATGCGAATTTGGTAATATTTTTGCTACCATAATCGCAGTATTAGCAGAATATCTAGCTACGTCTACCCCAATCATATAAAATGTGTTTGGATTTGTAGGATTTTCTTGTGCTTTACGCTCACATTTTAATAAAGTTCTGCGCTTGCTTAATCGTTTAGAATCAAGCCACGCCTCTTTACTATTACCAGTCCAAATTGATAAAGATTCACGCGCAAATGAATCTTCATTCATAGTATTGGAGTAGCGTTGGTCCATTAATGTTGCTTTATCAATTAAGCCATAATGTAAAGGCACTTCGTATGAAAGACCCCAAACAAAATATTCGTTTGGCCGCAAAACAGCATTTACCGCGCACTCAATAAGTTTGCTATACATAAATACAGTTTTCTCGCGCGCAGTAGTAATGAAAATTTGGGCGGCAGTTGGTTCTTCTGGATTTAGGGAGCCATCCACTTCGCGGCGTGCTACGTTCATTTGAGGAAGTAATACTTCATTGTAATCTTCTTCTTCAATGGTCGCACACTCCTCTAATATACCGGCAGTCGCGCGCAAACCACGGCTTGTGTCTTTTGAGACGACAGTAATCATGCTACCATTGCGGAAACGCAATTCATAGTAGTTGCCGCTCTTTTTTTCACCTTGTTGACCGCCGCTTTCACGAGTCTGTAACTCATTCTTCAACATAGGCCAATGGCGCCAAATTTCATTGAATTTAGCTTCTGCAATTTTAATAACCGTGCCTTTTACATCAGAAGAAATGAAGATGTTGGAGCCTGGTAGTAGGACCGCGCGCACAACAGAACTTAAATAAGCCGTAAAAGATTTGGAAGTAGCGCGAGTAGCAGTCCAATAGTGATAGCGGTATCGCATTGAAGCCCGAAGGGCAATACGTTGATAGAAGAATAAATGAAAATGTTTTTTATCATCTTCTGGCTGTATTGCGTCCAAAAACAAATCGGGATACAATAGCCAATAATTCAAATAAGAAGTAAAAAGTGTTTGATTATCATCAAGAAATTGTTTAGTGAGAACTACGCCTTTTTCTAGCGCAATGCCGTCACGGATAAACGTTTCCGCCATTTAAATCACCAAGAAGAGCATCTTCATCTTCATATTGGATATTTGCGGTTTCATCAAATTCTACTTCTTCATTTTCAATATTCTCTAATCGTTCTGTAAGATTGAAACGTTCGCGTTTATCTTCAACTTGTTCTGCGAAATTACCTTCATTCACTACTAGGCGGCGCAAGTAGTTTTGAATATTTTGCATACAGAAATCAACGTCATCTTTTGGTTCTGTGTGCCATTTGGGGTGCCATCCCTTTTTGCCGTAGTACACCATGAGTTCACCTACCGATTCAAAGTCTGCGGCATTCTTGGCATTGGAAGCTTCAAATTTTGCTATTTTAATTATGTTGTCGCGAGCGTCCATGTCCTTCTTTATATCAAGGCCTTCGCGCAAACCTTTCTTAATGCGCAATTCAATTTCGCAAAGATCGCGGGCGTAGTGTTGAAGGATAGGAGTTGAAACGTTCTGCGTAGCGATTATTTGATTGTAGTATTCTTCAAGAAAGAGTAATTCATCGGGTGTATAGGCGGGAGACCAAGTTTTTTTAAGTTTGCGCATTTTGGCTTCACTTAATTCTTTGATCTCTTCGTCTATTGTTTGTTCTTCGCGCGCAATACGCCATCTTTCGTTTTCATCAGACCATGATACGGAGTTGTATCTTTCATCAAGAAGCGTGTTGAAATAGGCGGAAAGCGTGCGGTCGCCATGTATTTTATAAAGCGATGCCCATTTGTCCATATCAAATGGTAAGTCTAGGTACTGACAAAGTTTATCAACTTCATTAAAGTTGTCTTGCCGCACCATTTTTTCAAGACAAGAAGTACAAATCATGGAATAGTGCCCGGGAAAGAAGGGTGATTCTGTGTGGGCAAATTCATATGATGGTTTTTCTTGCTTACATTTTAGGCAGCGCCGAGTCTTTATTGCGTCTGTCATATTGTGACTGACCTCCTTTTGCTATGCGT